GGTGGGTTAGGGTTTGAAACAGATTTGGAATTAATGGATGATTTGATCTTCCGAAAGTTGACAACTGTTGTCTGTCTTTCGGATCATACCGATTATGAACACGGCGATTTTATCCTATTTGATGGTGGTGTCTTACCAGAACAGGCTATATGTTTGTTCAAGATGACAAAGGGGGAAGCAATTATTTTCCCGGCATTCATGATGCATAAAGTAAATCCAGTAACTTCTGGAAAGAGAATTTCTTTAGTAAATTGGTTTTGTGGGCCTAGGTGGCGATAAATAAGGAGGAATGATGAAAATAGATTATACTTTGATCGGTGTAGAGGAATTTCTTGAGCATCTCCACCTGAAAGTGGAATACCGCACTGAGAATGCTAAACTTATAAAATTGGTATATATTCCAGCCGGTACAACTGATTTCAATAAATTGGCTGAGATGCATATCCCAAAAGCCGAAATGAAAATATATTCGAATTTTGCGAAAACCAAAAATAAAGATGGTTCTTTTGAACTTGAGGATAATAACCAAGGAGAACTCCTCCTAGAAGGATAAGAATTGGCCGCATATACTGAATTTGTTATTGATGCGAATTCTGATTTTAGTGTCACCATATCATTAACAGATAATAACGGTGATATCGTAAATCTGACTGGTTATTCGCTTGCTGGCACCATAAGAAAATCGTTTGATTCGGAATTGTCATTTTCATTCAATGTCACAACTGCGAATGCGAACACTGGCAACGTGAATGTTGCTTTACCTGGATATGTTTCAGCAAACATGGATCCAGGAAAATATTCGTTTGATTTGAATATCTATAATTCCAATTCTTGTATTAGAATATTGGAAGGTGTTGTAACTATTACTCCAAGTGTATTTTAATGGCTGATAATATTAAAGTTACTATAACTGGTAATCCTCCTCTTGTTGTATCTGGTGTGACACAGGGTGTTGCCGCAAATGTCTTGCCAGCATTCAATCAAGCTAATTCAGCATTTTCACAAGCCAATTCCGCTAATTCCCAGGCCTCGGCTGCTTTTAATCAGGCTAATGGAGCTTGGTCGGCCGCCAACACTGGTATCGCAATTGCCACTCAGTCTGGAAATCAAGCTAATTCAGCATTTGTAGAAGCTAATGTTGCAAACACAATCTCTGTTCAATCAGGTAATATTGCGAATGTAGCGTTTTCTACAGCCAATGCCGCATATTCTTCATCTAATACATCTAATACTATAGCAATACAATCTGGGAACCAGGCTAATTCCGCATTTGTTGGTGCAAATATTGCCAATTTAATTGCCATACAGTCTGGTACTGTGGCAAATTCAGCATTTGCAGCCGCTAATACAGCAAATATTATTGCCATCCAATCTGGTAATCAGGCCAATTCCGCCTATATACAAGCTAATACATCAAACAGCACTAATGGTTTTGGTTATATTGCTGCCAATGCCGCTTTTGCTCAAGCCAATAGTTCATGGACGACGGCAAATACTTCCAATATTATTGCCATTCAATCTGGTAATCAGGTTAATTCTTCCTTTTCTGCCGCCAATACAGCAAATGCAAGAGCAATTGGAGCATTCGCTCAAGCTAATGGTGCTTGGAATAGTGCCAATACAGCGAACAACATTGCCTTGCAATCTGGTAATCAATCCAATTCTGCATTCTCTGCAGCCAATACCGCAAACTCTATTGCCATTCAATCTGGTAATCAGGCTAACTCCGCCTTCGTGGCAGCCAATACAGCCAATACCATTGCAATTCAATCTGGATCACAAGCTAATTCTGCCTTCACTGGTGCCAATACAGCAAATAGTATTGCTATGGGAGCATTTTCTCAAGCCAATAGTGCATGGACAACAGCTAATACCGCTAATACCATTGGAATACAATCTGGTAATCAGGCAAATTCGGCATTCAGCCAAGCTAATACTGCGAATGCAACGACCGGTTTGGGTTATATTTGGGCAAATTCTGCATTCAATCAAGCCAACGGTGCATTCGCTAGAGCCAATGCTGCTTATGCACAAGCTAATACTTCTCCTGGATCCAATACTAATATTATATTTAATGATAGCGGTGTATATGCAGGATCCAATAATACATCATGGAATAAAGCAAACAGTTCGCTTCTAATTTCTGGTAACACATACACTACAGAAATTGTAGTCGGGGATAATGTTGCATGGTCAAAAATCCCTTCATGGAAGTATGATTTCCGTTCTGAAGTTCTTCCTTTTGGATCAACTTTTACAAGAAATTCAATAGCCACATATTATGCTGCAAATGGTCAGATGATGACTGTTAGTGCAAATGTAGCGCGGTTTGATCATAATCCAATTGATGGTTTACCATTTGGTTATCTAGCCGAAGTGCAGAGTACGAATGCTGTAACATATTCTGCCGACCGCACCCATTGGACAGTGAGTATTACAACCCTTTCAACTGATGGGACGCTTGCTCCAGATGGTTCATTAGCCACACTTGTTACTGCCAATTCTGGTGCCGGAAAACACTATGTTGCCAGCGGTCAGGCATCTGGTGCTGGTTCTACACTTCTTGGATTAAGTATTTTCGTCAAGCAAGGAAGCACTCGCTATGTCTGTCTTGCTGAAACACAGGATAGTATCAATCACGCTGGCACCTTCGATTTTCAAACTGGTGTATTTGTCAATGCTGGTCAGGGGATATCAAATCCCACTGCCAGACAACTTGCTAATGGATGGTGGCGCTTATCGTTTCAGATGACGGCTACCAGCACAAGTACAACAACTCAGCTTTCAGTTTCACCTACAACCAGTAGCACAGGTACAGCGGCAGATAATACTTACACTGCAATTGGTAATGAAACTGTTTATGTCTTTGGTTTCCAGAATGAAGCAAATGGTGTAGGAACTACAACCTATATACCAACTGCTGGTAGTGCCGTCACACGCTTGTCAGATGTACTCACATTACCTCTAACATCTCTACCTGGATGGAGTTCTTCTATTGGTGGTATGTTAGTTTGTACTTATCGTTTACATTCCCGCGCAAGAACTGGTGTTGTTTCTTCGATTGTGGATAGCGGTGCTGGCGCTAATGCCGTTTTGTTATATGAATACTTTGGTGGAGCGGCATTCTCAAGATTTAATACATTTGCCTCAGGAAACATTGCCCAATTGGGTGGTCCTGCCTCTCCTGCACAATTCGTGCGTAGAAAGATATCAGTAGCATGGATGGTTGGGCGCCAACAGATTGCTCATGATGGTATACTCGATGCCACAAATGGCGGTCAATCTACTGCATTACCGTCCTCTCTTGTCAACCTTAGAATCGGAACAGATGATGGAACTAATAGTCTCTGTGGTACCATCGAAAGTATTGCTTATTATATGGGCAATAAGACAGACAACGAAGTACAATTCACAAGTGCCAATGGCACTGTCTTAGGATCAACTGTTACCTACCTCCATGATCAACTAGAAATTATTGGTTCAACTGCTCAATCAGCATTCTCTCTTGCCAATTCTATGTCAGTTGCTGCCAATACAGCCAGAATCAACATTCAAACTGCAAATTATACGGTTTCGAATACAGATTCGGGCTCTATCATTGTCATGAATAGCTCCAGCAATCTAAATGTTACTGTACCATTTCTTTCTACTGGTATGTTTGTTCGCATCATCCGTGGTGGGTCCGGTACTGTCAATATCCAAAATACAAATATTGTGATGAATTCAACTAATACCGGAAATACCTTGATTACCAAGCAATATGCGAGTGTTACCTTACTTGTTTGGAATGCAAATACGGTTATTTTGGATGGTAGTGTATAAATAATATTTCGGAGATTTCATGAAGCATATCACAACCAAAGCCGATTTCATCAAATATTGCAAGAGACAACTGGGTTTTCCAGTAGTCCAAATCAATGTGTCTGATGAACAAATTTCAGACCGTATTGATGAAGCTCTTGGTTTGATGCAGGAATATCATCCTGACGCCACTCAGAAGACCTATGTTAAATACCAGATTACCCAACAGGATATGGATAATCGTTACCTCGACATGAATAGAGCCTCTGGTACAGCAGACATCGAATCTGGTTCTGTCAATGTTATTGGTCATGGTACCTCTTTCCCAGAAGATACCCAGCTTGAAGACACTTTGATCAAAATCAATGGAGAAACAAAAGAAGTTATTTCTGTATCAAATACTACATTCTTGACTGTCAATTCGGCTTTCTCATCCACTGCTACGAATCAATTGATAACCTTCCCGAACACTTACAGATTCTATAACGTTATCAAGATTTTCCCTATTGGTGACTCTATTGCATCTGGGTCCTATATGTGGGATTTGAACTACCAAATTCGCTTGAATGAATTGTATGATTTCACAACTACATCATACATTCCATATGAAGTCACAATGCAACATTTGCGTACTATCCAGATGTTATTCGTTGGCGACTCCGAGATACGTTTCAACCGTCGCAACAATCGCCTTTATCTTGATATCAATTGGCAAGGAAGCATTAAACTCAGTGTCGGAACCTGGATGGTGATCGAAGCTTATCGCATCTTGACACCTGACATGATGCCAGAATTGTGGGATGATTGGTGGTTGAAGAGATATGCTGTTGCCTTGATTAAGAAACAATGGGGATATAACACCAAGAAATATAAGAACATTGCTCTTATTGGAGGTGTAACCATGTCCGGTCAGGAATTATATGATGAAGCGGTAAAAGAAGTAGAAGAATTGGAAGATCAATTGCGTGACAATTTGCAACCGCCGCCTCAATTTTTCGTAGGATAGTATGCCGACTAATAACTTTTTTCAAGATTACTCCATTGGAAGCCAGGAATCCAGCCTGGTAGAAGACCTTATTATCGAATCTATACAAATACATGGTGTAAACGTGTATTACATACCTCGTGAGTCGGCCACAGGTAATATTGACAAATTATATGGAGAAGATACTTTATCTAAATTTACACAAGCCTATCATATGGAAGCTTATGTTGAGTCAACAGAAGGCTTCGATGGACAAGGAGAATTCTTATCTAAATTTGGTCTTGACATGAACAACCAGGCTGAATTGATAGTGTCAATTCGTCGGTTCGGGGAAGCAACAAGCCAACAATTCGTTAGACCACGTGAAGGTGATCTTGTCTATCTTGGCTTTAAACCAAATCTATTCGAAATCAAATATGTCACTGACAAGACAGAATTCTTTCAATTAGGTAAGCTATATTTCTACAAGCTTAGACTTGAAGCCTTCCGTTATGGAAATGAAAGCATTGATACTGGAATCACTGATGTTGACGATATTGGCCGTGAAGTAGGCTTTAGAATCGCTTTTGTTCTCGGATCGGGTTCTGGTAATTACCAGATAGCGGAACAAGTCTATCAGGGCACAAGTTTTGCAACTGCGACGGCGGTTGCCGACGTAGCATCATGGGATCATCCAACTAAAGACCTTCAAGTCATTAACATTGTTGGTGAATTTGTCGCAAATACAAATATTGTTGGGGTTGTTTCTGGAGCATCATACCAGTTGACTTCATATGATGATATGCAAGATGAAAATGGTGGATTGATTGTTAATCAGGAAGTCAATGATGAAGCTAACACAATCATTGATTTCTCAGAGGAAAATCCCTTCAGCGAGAATCTTCCATGATTTCGAATCTCGATTTTGACAACCACTCTATCAGAAAAGCTACTGCTGCATTTGGTGCATTGTTCAATAATATAATCCTGGTTAAACGAGATTCTAATGGGAATGAGTTAAAAAGGGTAAAAATCCCGTTGGCCTACGGCTCCAAAGAAAAATATCTTGCCATCCTAACAGAAGACCCAGAAAAGAAGCGCGCAACACAATTGCCTGTTCCCAGAATGGCATACAGTCTTGTTGGTTTGAGCTATGATGCCGGCCGCAAACAGCAAACAATGCTGAAAAACAAGAGTGCAATTGCTGGTAATCCCTTGAAACTGAACACACAATTCGTTCCGGTGCCATATGATTTGATGTTTGACTTGAACATCATCACAAGAGAAATTTCCGATGGGCTCGAAATTATTGGTAAAATCCTACCATTTTTCACTCCAGACTACACAGTCAGCATCAAATATTCGGATACAATCGGGCAACAGGCAACAAAAGACACACCAATTATCCTAAGTAATACTACCTTTGAAGATAACACAGTTGGTCCATCGGGTGAAGTTCGTCTGATCATTTGGACTCTAAGCTTTATCATGAAGGCATATGTATTCGGCCCAGAAACTTCACAGAGCCAGATCAAGAAAGTACAAATCAGTTTCTTTAATGATGGTTTGACTCCAACTGATATTACAATTTCTGGTATTCCTGTAACCGCAATAAGCCATCGTGGATCGAACACCCTCTATACTTCGGCAAATGTGGCTGGTCTTGTCAACGCTAACGATTCAATCATTGTTGATGGAACCACCATCAGAGTAACAGGTGTTTCATCCAACGTATTGACAAGCAATTTGATCTTTACAACGGATGCTCAACAATTGTCGCTACAATATAATAATCCAAGTACAGTGATGGTAGCCAGGTATACAGCCGAAGTTACACCAAATACAGCCTTGATTACCGACAACTATGTAATTACTGATTTATTTGAGGATTTTTCCAATGAGTAATATCAAAAAAAGCCTAGATGATATCTTCGAAGTCCCACAGCCTGTAATAACGGAGGTTTTTGATGATGAAATATCAATATCGCCACCGACAATCATTGGAACACCGCAGGAAGCTAGACCGATATCTAGTTCATACTACACGGAAGAAAGACCAGAAGAAATTGAAAACCAGGATGAAGATTTTAGAAAGGCTCGCAAGAATATTCGCAATATCGTGGATAAAGGCGACACTCTTCTAAAAGGCATCATGGACGTTGCTTCTGAAACCGATAAACCAAGTGCTTATGAGGCTGCCGCTCTCATAATGAAAACTCTCATGGAGGCAAACAAGGATTTGATCGACATCCATGAGAAAAACAAGAAATTCAAAGCATTACCAGAAAGCAATTTACCAGTTAATAATGGCGATATCAATGTCAACAATGCTGTGTTTGTTGGCAATGCTACGGATTTGCTGAAGAAAATCAGAGAAGTTAAAGAGGATTAATGTCTAAAAAGAATTCTGGTGTACGTGGAAATAAACAACTTGTAAATCCAAATGAAATTCATGGCTATACTCTAACCGAAGTCGAAGAATTTGCTAAATGTGCATCTGATCCGGTCTATTTTGTCAAAACTTATATGAAGATCAGAACTGCCGATGGTCAAGTTATCCCATTTACTCTATGGCCATGGCAGGAGGATTTGCTCAGACTTTATCATGAAAATCGTTTCGTAATCAGTCGAATCGCTAGACAGTCTGGTAAGACTTCGGTTTCTATTGCATATTTCTTGTGGTTGGCTCTATTCCATGAACAGAAGTTGATTGCCATTCTTGCCAACAAGGCTTCTACCTCCCGAAGTATTCTAGCACGTATTCGTCTTGCCTATGAACATTTGCCGAAATTTCTACAACAGGGTGTCATCACATGGAACAAGGGTGACATTGAACTTGGTAATGGATCTAAAATCTTCGCTTATTCAACCTCTGCCGAATCAGTCCGAGGCGAAACCTTCTCTGCTATCTTGCTTGACGAGTTGGCATTCGTTGAACCAAATGTGGCTGAAGAATTCTATACCTCGACTTATCCAGCCATCACAGGTGGTAAAGACACGAAGATTTTCATTGTTTCTACTCCTAATGGAATTGGTAATCTATACCATACTATGTGGGTCAAAGCGGAGACCGGTAAATCAAATTTCAAACCATTCACTGTCAACTGGTGGGATGTTCCAGGTCGTGATGAAAAATGGAAACAAGAAACCATTGCCAATACAAGTGAACGTCAATTTGAACAGGAATTCAACATCGAATTCCTTGGTTCTGCCGATACATTGATCTCGGGCCAAAAACTCCGCTTGCTACAAGGTATTGATCCGGTTGTCACAAACCAAGATGGACTTGCCATATACGAAGAACCAATTGAAAAACATCAATATGCTATCACAGTAGACGTAGCAAGAGGTGAAGGCCAGGATTATTCTGCATTTACCGTATTCGATATTACAACGATTCCTTACAAGATTGTTGCTCGTTTCAGGAACAACAAGATTGATCCAATCGTATTTCCCAATCATGTATTTACAGTTGGCAATCGCTATAATGAAGCATTCGTATTGGTTGAATTAAATGATATTGGAGCCCAAATTGCCGATATTCTTCATTATGATCTAGAATATGAAAATATGTATTATTCCTCACCTAAAGATCATCTCGGAGCACTAACAGTTGGCTCGACAAACGGCCGATACAATTATGGTCTAAAAATGTCGGTCAGTTCAAAGAAAATTGGTTGTGCAAACTTGAAGGCGCTTGTTGAAGACGACAAATTGACAATCCCAGACTGGGAAACCATCAAGGAATTGGCTACATTCGTGCGTCATAACAACACCTACAAAGCTCAAGAAGGTATGCATGACGACTTGGCAATGACATTGGTCATGTTTGGCTGGCTTGTCGCCCAGAAAGAATTTAGAAATACCTCTGAAACAGATATTTTCAAGCATCTTAGTGGTACCGAAGAAGAGGTGCCTAACCCAATCGTATTCGTGGATGAAAACGTTTATCCTATTTTGTCAGCAAAATCAGGTAAATTTGCAGAGAAAACCTCCACTGAGGTCTGGGTAACCGTGGATACAGAAGATAATAGCTGGTTCCGATAATAGGTAACAATTGAATGGGTATAAATAGTATGGGTCGCGAGCGCCAACTCCACCCATTTCTATAACAATAAGAGGTTACCCATGTTACAGCGTTCAGATATATTTATTGAGTCTAAATATGTTAAATGGTATTTTGAGTTAATGGAAAAAGCAAGATACCAACCACCTATAAAAGGTCAGACAGAAAAACATCATATTATTCCAGAAGGATGTGGTGGTGAAGATAAAATGGAAAATAGGGTAAATTTGACATATCGACAACATTACATTTCTCATATGCTTTTGGCAAAAGCCGATTATGTCGAATCATCTTCTAAGAGAAAAATGGTTCAAGGATTTCTTGCATTGGGCCGATTTCGTAAGTTAGATTGGTGGATTAATAGAGATAGGAATGGGTGTAAGACAAATTTACATGCTCAATTGAAAAAAAATCTCAGTTGCCACATTCGAGGTGAAAAAAGTGTGGTTTTTGGTCAAAAATTCTCTGAAGAGAGAAAACGACTCCAAAAAAATGGATTAATTGGGAAATCATCGTCTGGTGAGAACCATTATCTTTATAAAAAGAAAATGTCCGAAGAACAAAAGAGGAAGATAAGCCAGACACTCAAAAAGTATAGTTTCACAGAAGAACATAAAAGGAATATCAGTCTATCAAAAATTGGTCGTCCTCGAAAAGTGAAACTCTTAAAGTCCTAAATATACAATAGAATTCAAAATTTTTACTCCAAAGGAGTTTTTATATGCCTTTCCAAATCTCACCAGGTATTGTAACAACTGAAACCTCTCTGGCTGGTATCGTCCCTTCGGTAGCAACCACAGGTGGTGCTTTCGTTGGTGACTTCCTATGGGGTCCTGTACTAGAACCAAAGTTGATTTCCAATGAAGTAACATTGGTTAATACTTTTGGCAAGCCTGGCGCAAACAACTACGAATCATTCTTCTCCGCAGCAAATTTCTTGGGCTACGGTAACAACCTACGTGTCGTCCGTGTCATTGATAGTGCTGCACGTAACGCAACTGCAACTGGAAATACTGGCGTTGTTATACGTAATCAAGCGGATTATGAAGCAAACGCAAAGTCAAGCCAGATTTCTACACAGGCCGGTCTAACTACCGCTCGTTATCCAGGTGTTCTAGGTAACAACCTTAAGGTATCTCTATGCCCTGGTGCGAATGCTTATTCAAACACACTAACAGCAACAGCAAACGTAACTGCTGGAAATACCGCTATTATCTTCTCAGCAAACGTTGCAACAGTCCTAACTACTGGTGACTATATCGCTATCGGTAATAACTCAAAACTCCAGGTTTCCGCTGTAAATAACACAAACGTAACTGTCGCTCTTTCTCCAACATTTTCAGCAACAGCAAACACCGTTGTTCGCTCTTGGGAGTATTCTGCTCAGTTCAATGGTGCTCCAGGCACTTCCGACTATGTAAGCACACGTGGCGGCTCCGCCGACGAATTGCACATGGTTGTTGTTGATGCTACTGGCGCAATCACAGGTACCGCTGGCACAATCCTTGAAAAGTATTCAAACCTTTCAAAGGCTTCCAATGCTCTAAACAACGATGGTACAGCAAACTTCTATGTAGAAGCTTTGGAACGTCAGTCCCAGTATGTATTCTGGACTTCACACCCAACTGGTGCCACAAATTGGGGTAATGACGCAACAACAACTTTCACTACAGTCGCTCGTCCAGTTACACTGACAATGGCTGGTGGTGTTGATTCCGGCACTCCAACAACAGGTCAAATCGAATCAGGTTACGACCTATTCCTAAATGCTGACCTATACGATATCGGATTGGTCGTCACTGGTCCATGGGGAGCAACAGTCGGGGCCTATGTCATCAACAACTTGGCTGAAGTCCGTAAGGATTGCGTAGCATTCGTATCTCCAGCTAAGACAGACGTTGTTCAACAGGTTGGAAACGAAGTCGATAATGTCATAGCATGGCGTAACAGCCTTCCTCTATCCTCATCTTATGGTGTAGCTGATAGCGGTTGGAAGTATCAATACGACAAGTACAATGACCTATATCGTTGGATCCCTCTAAACCCCGACATTGCTGGTCTATGTGCAAGAACAGACATGACCAACGATCCATGGTGGTCTCCAGCCGGTATCACACGTGGTCAAATCAAGAATGTCGTCAAACTTGCTTGGAATCCTAACCAGGCAGAACGCGACCTTCTATATCCAAATGGCGTCAATCCAGTTGTCACTTTCCCTAATGAAGGTACAATCCTGTTTGGTGACAAGACCATGTTGGCAAAACCAGACGCATTCGACAGAATCAACGTCCGTCGTCTTTTCATCGTTCTAGAAAAGTCTATCTCCAAGGCTTCTCGTACAGAGCTATTCGAGTTCAACGATGACTTCACAAGAGCAGGCTTCAAGTCAATGATTGAGCCTTTCCTACGTGACGTTAAGGGCCGTCGTGGTATCACCGACTTCTTGGTAATCTGCGATACTACAAACAACACACCACAGGTTATCAACTCAAACAACTTCGTTGGTACCATCATTGTACGTCCAGCACGTTCAATCAACTTCATCACACTTTCCTTTGTTGCGGCTCCGGAGGGAATCGCCTTCGAGGAAATTGTGGGCACTGGAGCCTTCTAATACTATATCATGATTATTTCAGAGAAGGTGGAAGTAACAATATCAAACCAAGGGAAGTATTATTCTTCCCTTGGTTACAAAGATACTAAACAAGGCACTAAAATAATAGTACCAATTGAACATTTATTAAAAAATTCTAATATTAAAGTTGAATGTCAATGTGATCAATGTGATTCAATATTCTGGAGACAATATCAATTAGTAAGAAAAGAAGGTAAACTCAATTTAGGACTATTATGTTTTGATTGTGCCAGAAAAGAAATAGGCGTTCAATCGGATAAGACTAATGCAAAAATTGCAAATAGTAAAAGAACTGGTGTTAAACATCCACGTTGGAATCCTAATAAAAGTGAATTTGTTAAATTTGCCAATCAAGTAAGATGGTTAAGTGAAAAGAAATATATTGAATATAAAGATATTATCAATCCACACGACTACCCAAGAACATTATGTGGTGTTGAAGGTGGTTATCAGTTAGACCATATTATTTCCATCAAAAGAGGTTTTTTGACAGGTCTTAATCCAGAATTTTTAGCAGAAGTAAATAATCTGCGAATGGTTCCATGGAAAGTAAATCGTGATAAGTGGTACTAACCCACCGCATAAATATTCTCGCAAGGAGTTATAAACAAATGCCTTTTAATATTTCAAACTTCAGATCAGAACTACAATATGACGGCGCAAGAGCGAACCTCTTCGAAGTCACAATGCAGTTCCCTATTCTCCTTGGTAATTCCGATGCTGCAAGAAAGCTGACTTTCATGTGTAAGTCAGCCTCTCTGCCTGGTGTGTCCGTTGGAACTGTTCCAATGTACTACTTTGGTCGTGAGCTAAAGTTTGCTGGCAACAAGAATTTCCAGGATTGGTCAATCACAATCATCAATGACGAAGACTTTCTGGTCCGTAACGCATTCGAAGAATGGTCAGACGGCATCAATCGTCACGTCGAAAACCTAAGAACACTTGGCAATAATCCAAATTCTTATCAGGTTGATATGCAAGTTGTCCAGTACGGTAAGTCTGGTAACGGCATCAAGGGTTACAACCTAGTTGGTTGCTGGCCTACTGACATTTCAACTATCGATTTGGATTGGGGTACAAACGACACAATCGAAGATTTCACTGTTACTCTAGCATACCAGTGGTGGGAAGCGTATGGTCCGTCTGGGGTGCAAATCACAGATGGTGAATCCTCACCTGTCGTGTTGCCTTAATCTTTTATTTTTTATCATGTTGTGTACAATCTACAAAGCAACTAACAAAATTAATGGCAAATCATACATTGGTTTTGATAGTAATTGGCCAAGGCGGCAAATAGAACACAAGTCTAATGCCGCCTTGGCTCGCGATGCTACACACTTTCATAAAGCCATCCGTAAACATGGTTGGGATAATTTTGTTTGGGAAATTGTCTGTCAATTTCCAGACAAAAATTATACATTAAAGGTATTGGAACCATATTTCATCAAGTATTATGATACATACGAAAATGGATATAATCTAACACATGGTGGTGATGGTAATCCTGGTTATAAATGGTCAACTGAAATGACCGAGTATATGAGAAAAATTATGACAGGTAAGAAACAATCAAAAGAAACACTGAAAAAGAAAAGCCTGGCTGCCAAAGGAAGAAAATTGTCTCAAGATCACATTTTAAATACTTCTATTGGTCTCATAAAGAGATATGAAACTGAAAACCAAGAAAAAATTTTGGTAAATACAAAATATGGGTCAGTTATGTTTGGCTCATTTAGGTCTGCCGAAAGATCATTAAAAAATGGTTCAAAATGTGACCTTCATTGGTGCTTCCGTTTCTATAGAAAAAATGATCGTCTTCCACCAAAATTATTAAATGAAGGTTTCATCATTAGCGTAGAAAGAGTTGCCTAATGGCTGGCATAAAGTTATTTGGTTACGAGCTAATAAAGACTAAGCAGGAAGAGGCTAACTCCTCTCCTTCCCTTAAGTCTTTTGTTGGTCCGGAAAACGATGATGGTGCTATTACAATCCAATCGGGTGCCGGGGGATTCTCCGGCACCTTTCTTGACTTGGATGGTGTCATCAAGAATGAGCAAGAGCTTATTGTACGTTATCGTGAAATGGCTCAACAGCCCGAAGTTGAGTCGGCAATTGACGATATCTGCAATGAAGCCATTGTCCATGACGACGAAGGTAAGACCGTTTCGTTGGTCATGGATCAATTGGATGACTATGATGAAACAGTAAAGAAGGCCATTCGCGACGAGTTTGACAATGTTCTGAGATTGTTGGATTTCTCCAACCAAGGTTATGATATCTTTCGCCAATGGTATGTAGATGGTCGTATCTTCTACCATGTCATCGTGGATGAAGCCAATCGGGATGAAGGTATCAAAGAAGTAAGATTTATTGATCCTCGCAGGATCAAAAAGATTCGTGAAATCCAGAAGGTGAAAGACCCACGTACTGGAATGGACATGGTTGGTAAAGTCCAGGAATACTATCTGTTCAATGAGTATGGAACTCCTGGTAAGAACAATTCTGGGGCTAATGGCACTGTAGGCAAGATTGCCAAAGACTCTGTGGTCTCTATCACTTCTGGTCTTGTTGACCCGAAACGTGGACTCGTTATTGGTTTCTTGAACAAGGCTATCAAGCCTGCCAACAACCTTAGAATGATTGAAGATGCTTCTGTCATTTATCGTTTGGCAAGAGCACCTGGTCGTCGTGCGTGGTATTTCGACGTAGGTGGCATGAGTTCCAAGAAAGCTGAAGAATATGTAAATTCGATGATGGTGAAATATCGTAATCGTCTTCAATATGATTCGTCTACAGGTGAAATCAAAGACGATAGACGCCATATTTCAATGCTTGAAGACTTCTGGTTGGCACGTAAGGATGGTAAACAAACCACCGAGATCGTTACACTTCCAGAAGGTGCTAATCTTGGTAACATGGAAGACGTGGAATATTTCCTCCGTAAGCTATATTCTGCATTGGGTGTTCCACTTTCTCGTTTGCAGCCAGGTCAGCCCTTCTCTATGGGCTACAACAATGAAATCTCTCGCGATGAATTGAAGTTCTCGAAATTCATTGATCGTCTTAGAAATCGTTTCTCTCACCTATTCGATGAACTACTTCGCCAGCAATTGATCTTGAAAAAGGTCTGTAATGCCGAAGAATGGGAAGATATCCGCGAACGTCTGCATTATGACTTTTTGCGTGACAATAACTTTACCGAGTTGAAAGAAAGCCAATTGTTGCAGAATCGTCTCCAGATTCTAACTTCAATCTCTCCTTATGTTGGTGTGTATTTCTCTCAGAAATGGATCAAGACGAACGTTCTTCGCTTCGATGACGAGGACATTGAACAAATGGATGAAGAAATCGAGGAAGAGGGTTCACAACCACCACCACCAGGAGCAGAGGGACAAATTGATCCTCAGACTGGAATGCCATTTGAAATGGGTTCAGACGGTACTCCAACACAAAGCGGTGCAATGCCTAGTGAACCAGGTGAACCAGCTTTTGGACAGAACAATTCATCAAATGACTACAAGCCAAAGCTTCGTAGGAATAAGAAATATGGCGAAGAACCAAAAAGTCCGTTTGACAAGTAAGATCATCGAACACCGTGATAGAGCTACCGACCATTTCATTGCGGAAGGCTTAGGTGATTGGCTGAAACCGGGTTACAAAGGCACTGCCGATATCAAGCGTAGACGCCAACAACACTTGGCTAATAAGTATGTGTATAAGACCGATAAAGAAGGTACTTTCAAGTTTCATCATCATAACAGAGCGGCACAACGATATGGTCGTCTAGCTGCTGGTAAGAAACCATTTCAAGAAGGATAAGAAAATGAGCAGTAAAGATATCATCGACCATCTATACAATGGTGATTTGGATCAGATGCGTGAAGCATTCCATCAAACAATGCTTCCTCATGTCGCCAACATGCTTGAAACAAAGAAGCTTGAAGTAGCTTCAAAGATGATTGGAGATGGGGAACCTGTCAGTGAAGAGGTTCTAGCAGAAATTTCAAAGAAGACACTTGGCTCATATGTAAAGAAATCTGCCGAAAATATGGCTGCTGGTGAAAGTGACAAAGAAACATATCGCAAGTATCCGGTTGCCAGAAAAGAAGCTGAAAAACAGGTTGAAAAGCGCCGCACTGGAATTGAACGCGCCGTTAAAAAACTAACCAAAGAAGAAATGGAAACAATCATTGATGCTTTGGATGAAGAAACATTGACAGAACTATCAAAAGGTACACTTAAGTCATATGTTCATAAAGCTTCAATGGATATGGTTAAAAATAATCATCTAGCAACATCACCTTTTAAAGGTAAAGGGTACGCAAAAAATAAGGTTGCAGAAAGAAAGTTTGGTAATAGAGTCGATGGTGTCAAAAAAGCCTTTAATAAAGTTACCAAAGAAGAAGTAGAAGAATTCCTAGGTACTTTAACTCAGGAAGAAATTGAAAATCTTCAGGAACTATCTTCCAAGAAACTTCTTCAGTACACAGCCAAGGCTGGTTACGATACCAAGAAAGATCGTGAAAAGGGTATTGACAAGGCTACAAAGAAGCTATCAAAAGACGAATAAGGTTCCTCGCGTAAAGGAGTAATTTTCCAGATGAAAACATTCGAACAAATTCAAGAAGAAATTTTATCCGAATTGTCTGGCAAAACTCTTGTTGGTTATATCCAGAAAGCTACCGCGGAAGGTGACAAACAAAATAAGATCGCTCAAGGGCATATGAAAACCTTACATAAGCTTCGCATGATTGACAACAAACTGGAAGACCCCAAGAACAAAGAATACTATACACAAACCCATGCTCATGCTCGTAAAGCCGTGAGCAAGCATTTTAGAAGAACTGCTGGCTTGAAGCGAGCATATAGAAGTTTGGAGAAGAAATGAAAATGTTAAATCAAATCCAGGAAGAAATCTTGAATGAGATTAGCTTCGACAAAATGACCGAATATACGAAAAAAGCCTATGCAAGTCGTGAAAAGGCCGGACAGAGAGCCCGCGCATTCGACAATGCAACAGCGAAAGAGGGTACCAAAACTTATAATAAAAGAGAAAAAGGTTTGAAACTTCTTCATAAGAGATCAAAGGGCTTTTACGGCGAAAAATAATCATCATGAAGACATTCTGGCAACTTCTGGAAGAAATGAAGGTAACTAAAGAATCTGTAGACTACTCCAAGGGTATGCCAGAAAGTCATTGTGGTATCTGCGATCATTATAAATCACCAAATGCCTGCGAAAGAGTAAAAGGTAAAATCAACACAAATATGTGGTGCAAACTGTTCAAGAAAGAAGATTAGATCGTGAAAACCTTAAGCCAACTACTGTCAGAAACGAGACATGAAAAGGTGCAAGAACAGACACCACCTGTTTCTATGGTAGAGGCAACAGACGTAATTACACCAGATCAACTATACCACGATTTCGATGTTGATGGAGATGGTGTTGTATCTGTAGACGACTATGCATCAAAGATTCTTTGGCATGAGACTCATCCCGGAAAGTTGGAATGGATTATGGGTAATATGGACGGTGTCCATTTGGAACATGCTGCAAGCGAAGATTCATCATGTGCCGTTTCTCTTCATGAAGACTATGATAGAAGGGTCGAAACAGAGAATTTGGATGAAAATACCAAAGGTTCTTTGATGCCACCGTCAATGATCGTAATGAAACGTGTTGCTATCCGACAATATCCCAATGGTCAGAAGGTGGCTCTTTACTACGCCAAGACAATTAATAAATATTTGACAGTTCCCTACAACGACATTGGTATCGCAGACTTAACGAAGGAATGATCTAAATGACTCTACAAATTGGTAGCCTAGTACGCCCAACGGCAGGGCCACACAAAAACCAGGTCCATGAAGTTGTCCATATTTTCGAAGATGGACATGCAAACATTCGCCCTGTAGAAGGCGAATGCTTGTATGAAGATGGATTGGTTACATGTGATCCAAAACTCCTTCAAGAAGAATTCATTGTTGAAGAATACCAGGAGCCCTATGGACACTGGTTTACGTCCATGTCTGAAAAGCAAAAGACGGCCTATCGCAAGAATCATCCAGATGCCCAAGGCACTTATGGTCATGCTCCTGGATCAGTCAAGCATTATAGGGCACTGTCACAGGCACATGAGAAATATGCCGACTTTCATAAAGATCGTTTGGAACATCATGAAGACAAGCGCCATGCAGAATCACAGAAAACCAAACCAGACTATGAAGCAATGGATCATCATTCTAGTGCAAGACATGGACATGCTACAGAATTCCATAATCATACGATGGCAGCAGCACATTATGGCTCTCTAGCTCGCGGCGGGTCTCCAAGTTATGACAAATGGATTCCAAAGCGTCATAATGAAGTCTCACCCGCAGAACCAGCAAGGTATTAATAAATGCCAATTTCCAATACACAAATCCTTCTAGATACCCAGAAACGCACCGTTGTTAAGGTAACGGGTTCTGGAACTGATGTTGCAAACACGACAATCATTAATGCCAATACATTGAATGGGGCCATTTCTGGTCTTGGATATCACGAGGTTGATGTTCGCAAGATCATCTATTCAATCACAGATGGTGGTGGTTATGTCAAACTTTATTGGCAGGGTGCGTCCGCCAACGTCGATATGGTAAACATCACAGGTCAAGGTGTTCTAGAATTCCAGCCAGAAGCAATGGTATTGAATAACAATGCTACCAATCCATCTGGAAATATTGGATTTTCAACAACTGGTATGTCTGCAAACTCCGCATATACTGTAATCCTTGATTTGAGAAAGAATACCGCACACTTCGATCCAGGTTCAGCACTTGACCCAGCCGCTTTCAACAGATGATTTTGAATTTCTAGACGAGGCGGCATTTAGATATGTCACACGAGTCAGAAATGGAAAAGTCATTCGACGCGCCAAAGTCAAAACTGTTAAGAGAAAAGGATATAAACTCCGTGGTAACAGATTGGTGCGAGAAAGTGCGGCTGAAATTCGAAACAGACGTCGTGCGGCGATTAAAGCTACAAGGAAGCGTAGGTCTAAACGCTCCCAATCAAACAGAAAGCGTGCAAGATCACTCCTAAAGAGACAAAGATTGCATCTAAAGAGGAAAAGATAAATGATCCTATTAACAGAAGAGATCAACGACATTGAATATTTGACTGAAGGTACCGGCGCGAACAAGGCTTATTATATTACTGGCCCCTTCATTCAGCCTGGTGTCAAGAATGGCAATGATCGTATCTACCCAGAACACGTTATGGATCGTGAAGTAGAGTCTTACACCAAGAAATATATCAATGAAAATCGTGCTTTCGGAGAACTGGGTCATCCCGATGGTCCAAAGATCAATCTTGATCGTGTCTCTCACATCATCAAGAGCCTAAAGAAAGAAGGACGCGATTACTATGGTAAAGCAAAGATTATGGACACCCCTTATGGCAAGATTGTCAAGAACTTTCTTGATGAAGGTGCTAAAATTGGTGTTTCTACTCGTGGTGTTGGCACTGTTACCAAGAAGAATGGAATTGCCTATATTAATGAAGACTACCGACTATCCACTGCCGCCGATATCGTAGGAGACCCATCAGCCCCGGATGCTTTTGTCCAAGGTCTAAGAGAATCCAAGGAATGGATGCTGATTGATGGGGTCTATGAAGAAGTGGATGCTGAAAAGGCGAAGAAAATGTTGCTGGAAGCACACAGCAGCCAGCTAAATGAAGTCAAGATCACTCTTTTGGAAGGCTTTTTCAACAAGCTTGCCAAAGGAAAGAAGTAAACCAATCCTAACCCTAAATACCAACGTAATTTGAAATCAAGGAGTTTCGTCCTAATGTCTAAAAAGAATATCACTGATCTAGCACGTTCAATCATGGAAGGCAAGACAAAGACCTTGTCTGAAGGCGCTGACCCATTGGAAAACGTGAACGACCTAGGTCCTGCTATTGTTCACCCTCTGCAGTCACGTGGCAAGGACTATGGTTCTGGCGTGTCTGGTGGTAAGGACGGAACAATCCCTGGTTCAAGCAAGCCAGGTGAAAAGTACAACCCAACCAACAAAGACCCTGATCCAAAGGGTGATGTTAAGCCTAACGTAAATTCCAAGGATCATACGATTCCTGGTTCTGAAAAGCCAGGTGAAAAGTTTGACCCAACCAACAAAGGTAAGGGTGACGACAAGTCTGGTAACCCTGCTGATGGTCCAACAGGTGGTAAGGGTAAGGGCGAACCTTATAACCCAACACATCGTACACAGTCCGTCAAGGAAGAAATTCTATCCGAACTTTCTAAGAATACACTTAGCTCATATGTCAAGAAAGCTGCTTCTGATAGATCAATGTTGTCACCAATAACTCATAGCGCTGACACCAAAGGGGCTCAAAAGAAACGCGATAATCGTCGTAAAGGAGTCTCTCTCGCTTTTAATAAGCTAACCAAAGAAGATGTAGAAGCAATCATGAACTTCATTGGTGGTGAAATCAATGAAGAAAATCTAGAAGCATTGGATGCAAACAAAAGAAATGAATTGTTGTCATTCTTTGAATCATTGGAAGACGGCACATCTCTTCTTGAAGTATCCAAAGATGACGACGATGATGACGATGACGATAAGGATGATTCAAAGGATAAAGACGATGACAAGGACGATGATGGCGACAAGGCAGACAAATTCAAGAAGCTAAAGGAAGCTCGTGAAGCTGCTGATCGTGCAATCGCTGAACACGTCGATGCAATGCTTTCTGGAGAAAACCTAACAGAAGAATTCCAGAAGAAAGCAAAGACAATCTTCGAAGCTGCCGTAGCAGAACGTGAAGCAGTTCTCCGAGAAGAAATCGAAGCTGAATTCGCTGGCAAGCTTGAAGAAGCCATTGAAGAAATCAAGACCGATCTTGAAGCAAAAGTTGACGATTACATGTCATACTGTGCCAAGGAATGGTTGAAGGAAAATGAACTAGCAGTTGAATCATCAACCAAGGTTCAATTGAGCGATGACTTCCTAAATGGTCTACGTAGCCTATTCATTGAACATCACATCAATATTCCAACTGAAAAGGTTGATGTTGTTGAAGAATTGTCCTCTGAAGTAGAAGAATTGGAAGGCAAGCTAAACGAAGAGATTGCCAAGAATGTCGAAGTCCAGAAGGAAGTTTCTGAACTACGTCGTGAAAGAATGGTAATCGAAGCATGTGCTGGTCTAACAACCACTCAAGCTTCCAAAGTCATGAAATTGGTTGAAGGTATTTCTGCTGAAACTGACGATGAATTCAAGTCTAAGCTTTCAACAATCGTTGAATCTTATACTGGAACAAAGCCACCAGTCGGAAAGACCGTTGTAGAAGATAAGGATCCAGCTTCTAACGAAAAGAAGGAAGAAGTTGATAATCCAATGTCAAAGTACGTGTCCGCTGCAAAGCGCCATTCACCTTGGCAGAAGCTCTAAGTGACTAACAAAGATCACTAAGTAAAAAGCCGTCAATCCAATTGGATTGACGGCTGAATTTATAAGTGGATCACGGGATTGGCGTCCCTACCCACACTATCGTCTGGAGGGACAACAGCTATGCAGATATTTAGTATATATAAAGCAACGAATAAAATAAATGGTAAATCATATATTGAATACACAAAAGATTTTGATTATAGGAAAAAACGACATATAGAAGATAGCCGCTATATACAAAATAAATTTTATATTGCAGTAAAAGAATTTGGTTGGGATAGTTTCGAATGGGAAATCATCTGTCAATCCTTAGATGGTAAATATCTCTTAAACGAAATGGAACCATATTTTATACAATATTATGATAGCCATCTAAATGGATATAATTCCACAAAGGGTGGCGAAGGTATCAAGGTTTTGGTTCACTCCGAGGTAACTAAGAAAAAAATTAGTGCATCAAAAACTGGAATACCTCGTGATAGTGATACCAAGAGAAAACTAAGTATATCTATGAAAGGTAATTCGAAGGGTTGGACTGCTGAAAGACGGATGAAACAATCCGAAATAACCAGAAAACAGAATTTAGGTAGGAAACTATCCGAAGAAACCAAAAATAAAATGAGTATTTCTTTAAAGGGGAAACCGCGCAAGTGGACCAATGAATTTAGAGAAAAAAAGAGTTTAGAGATTACTATGCGGAATCTGGGTTCCAAACATTCTCCTGAAAGAATAGCTAAAGCTGTTGAAGGAAGACGTAGGGCCTATGAACAAAAGAAATTATTATCAACCAACGGAATTGTCAAATACAACAAAAACAATGTTGACATTCCTCAACTAACTTAAGGAGACCTCCAATTTATCTCTCAGAAGAAAATGAAAAGAAATGGGGCGAATTGCTTGACTTGGATGGTCTTCCATCCATCAAGGACCCATACCGTCGTGCGGTCACTGCTCTTGTCCTAGAAAACCAGGAAAAGGCATGCCGTGCAGACGCTCAGATTCTTAACGAATCTGCACCAACCAACTCAACTGGTGCTGGTGTTTCCAACTTCGACCCAATCCTAATCTCATTGGTTCGTCGTGCTCTACCTAACTTGATCGCTTACGATATCTGCGGCGTCCAGCCAATGACAGGTCCAACAGGCTTGATCTTCGCAATGCGTTCACGTTACAACGACAACACAACAAGCCGTATTGCATCTGTTGAAGCTCTATTCAACGAAGTCAATACCAAGTATTCCAACAACAACCAGATTAACGCTAACACCAATATTCAAAATGGTCTTTCTAGCGATCCTATCTCAAATGGTGCTGTTGGTAACTCAAACGTATACTGGTCAAATACTGGTCAGGGTATGTCAACTGCAACTGGTGAAGCTCTTGGTGACTCTGTTTCCAACGCATTCGCTGAAATGCAGTTCACTATCGAAAAGATCAACGTCACCGCTGTTACACGTGCGTTGAAGGCTGAATACTCACTAGAACTTGCTCAGGACTTGAAGGCAATTCATGGTCTTGACGCTGAAGCAGAATTGTCCAACATTCTTTCAACTGAATTGTTGGCTGATATCAACCGTGAAGTTGTCCGTTCCATCTATTCTTCTGCAACACTTGGTGCTGCATACGGAACAGCAACTGCCGGTATCTTCGACCTTGACGTTGACTCAAATGGTCGTTGGTCAGTAGAACGCTTCAAGGGTATGATTTTCCAGCTAGAACGTGAAGCTAACGCTATTGCCAAGGCAACCCGTCGTGGTAAGGGTAACATCATCATCGCTTCCGCTGACGCAGTGTCCGCTATGGCAATGGCTGGTGTTCTATCTTACACACCTGCTCTAAATCCAAACCTACAGGTCGATGACACTGGCAACACATTTGCTGGTACTCTATTCGGCTTCAAGGTTTACATCGATCCATACTTCGGTGGTTCTGTAAACGGCTATGAATTGATCACTGTCGGCTATAAGGGTTCATCCCCTTACGACGCTGGTTTGTTCTACTGCCCATACGTTCCTCTACAGATGGTTCGTGCGGTCGATCCAGGCACATTCCAGCCAAAGATCGGGTTCAAGACACGTTATGGTCTTGTCGCCAACCCATTCGCAACTAACCAGGCTGATGGTGTGGTAATGGGTCGCTCACAGGGCGGCACAGCTTACCAGAACAAATATTATAGGCTAATAGGAGTGAAGAACCTCATGTGAGTTATACATCTTATGTAATTACATAAGATGATCCACAAAAGAAAAAATGGGAACCTTGTGTTCCCATTTTTTTATGTTACAATTACATATATTAAATAAATTGAAAACAAGGTAAATAATGACTGTATATCATAATCATCACATTATACCAAGACATATGAATGGAACCGATGATCCATCAAATATTGAACGTGTTACCATTGAAGAACATGCAGAGCGCCATAAAGCTCTTTATGAACAATATGGATACGAACAAGATCGTATTGCCTGGCTTTCTCTTTCTGGTCAAATCTCTCAGGCTGAAGCGATCAAACTTTCACAACAAGCCCCTAAAAGCGAAAGATGGAAAGCCACTATGTCAGAAAGAATGGCTGGTGAGAATAATCCTAGATATGGTAAAACATACGTTATGAATGAAGAAACAAAAGAAAAAATTTCTCAAACAATGAAACAGGAATACCAAAATAATTCTGAGAGACGGAAAAATCTTGATTGGACTGGTCGTAGCCATTCACCTGAAACCATCGAAAAGATTTCTCGTAAGAGAAAAGGTAAAGGTCTTTGGAAAGGAACTGATCGTCAATCTGGTATGATTGGTAAATCTCAATCCGAACACCAGAAATCTACAGTCAAGGAACTATTTTCCAAGAAGTGGAAAGTGACCACACCAACAGGTGAGACAATCGAAGTCGTCAATCTCAGACAATATTGTGCTGATCTAGGATTCAATCCAGCAACAGCATTCAGCAATATGTCACGTGGTGATTACAAAGGTTATAAGGCAATACGCCAATGAAAAGACTAGGAATCGAACAAGTTATCAAACTCTGTAGACCTTGGTGTCATCACATGGAGAGACCCATTAATTCAGAAGGTTGGTGGTGTTCTTATTATTGTGCAGAAACACCATTATCTGGTGAATTGTTTTGTCTAGCACATAGACCAAAGAATTATAAAAAATTCAATGAAACATAAACCAGCACGACTTAAAAAACCATCAAGAAATCATTCTGTTGCGGAACTCTTGCATATAGTAGCAAGAAAGCGACGTGCTCATGAACGTGGATATCAACCAAATACCTTCAGAGTGTTGGAATATCCCAAATATTATGCTCATAGATTGAGACACAGAAACTTTCTCAATAAATTCCTAGGGAAATACAAACCATGATAGACTATGC